CGATGCTTTGATGGAACATATTGAGGTTGCCAGTGTCTAAAAGAAGACGCTGGGCCGTCATCAGAGTCTCGCGAGCAATTTTAAAGGTGCTCGGAAGATTTGCGTTGTTAGGATCAGCGGGACCGGTATATTCCCGGAGCGACACTAATACTTTGTCCTTAACAATCGACCGGCTGTTAGCAGTACCGATTGTCTGATCTTGGGTCCGTTCACGTTGAGTTTTCGTACCAGGATTCAATTTGTTATCCCAAAGGCTTTTTATCCTCTGGCTCTCACGGTTTTCCATCCCGTGAGTTCAGACTATATCATCAGCTTTATTAGCTGCCACGCGCTCGTGGGTATTTTATCCGGTCTGGATTACTTTACCTAGTCGTTGAACCTTCTATTTATTCCTAAATAGCTTGGCTGCTGATTCCCCATTAAATAGCGGCGGGGTTCCAGCAATTCACGCGGTTTTCCTTGATTAAATAAATCAAGGGGGCAATCAATTTACCCCAGAAACGATAACGATCTAACTGAACAGTCTGACCCGGTTGCTTAGTAAAATCGTGGACGACTACAGGCTCTGCAGCCATCTCGACGATGTAAGCTGGGTGCAATACTACTACAGCTTTCGCTGCCGCTAAACAATGTTAACGCCTCTAGAGCGCTTAACGAACTTAGCGTTTGTAGTCTGGCTGATAAGTGGATGGAATTTCTTGTTCGCAAAAGGGATATCAGGAACCGTGGGTTTAATTAATACCCACAAATCCTGAGTAGCTTTTGTACCAAAATACAAATCCGGGTAACCGGTAACTTTATTTTTGATTTGTATCGATGTACGCAAATCGAAATTCTGCTTAAGCGCGTCTTGAAACAAGACAAGCTCATCAAGTGAGTGCTTGTTCAGATGTATACGCACTGTAGGTTTTCTATAATAGAAGTTTCCCGTTTTATGATTTTTGTCTAACCCACCTCGGCATGAGCCTTGATCTAAAATCAATGCAGTTAACCCCAGAGGATGGTCAAGGTGTTGTATTTTTTTTGTGATCCGTTTTACATTGGTTTTGTCATAAAACCAATTTCGGTAAACACGTAGACGACCCTTATTAGACGCAGCGGTAAACCCGTACATATACCCGGACTTACATGAATTATCTTCTGTCCGGTGTACGTTACATGAAAACCCCATTCTCTTGCGGATGTAAGCGGCTTTCCATTCAACCCAATCCAGAGAAGTATTTGACCACTGCCACTGATAAACAGATGAAGCGTGGCAATCCCCTAGAAGAGTCCCAATAAGAAAAGAACGCAGTGCGTCGCGAGAGCGTTGATGATCCACTTAATCCCTGTCCCTTCTCCGGCATTATACAATGCTACGGAGCCCGCCGTCCAGGCTCTACACCTTCCTTCAAAAGGCTTGGCTCGGTATTCCCCACCTCAAGGGGTTCACCGAATTTGACGGGTATTGCCCCATGGCTTTCACCATGGGCGCCCCACACGTGAGTCACCTGTTAGAGGGATAAAGTAACTCAATTAAGGCCGATACAGCTCTGCACCTAGCAACTTGGGAAAGTCGTTATCAATAAACATGTTGGTATTACAGCATAAGGTTTAGCTGATACCAGGATCTAGAAGATCCATGGTAGTAATGGACCAAGAACTGGAAAATTTATTCAGTTTTCAAGGTTCTGCCATTACCGGCCTGGAACTTCCGTCCCATTAAAAAAATTATAGCAAGGCTTTATCAATCCGGATTAATAACTCCTTCGTCCGCCAAGGTCTCCAGATGTGCTTCTTCTAGGTTCTTAACGTACTCTTCTCCGAGGTGATCCAAAGCCACTGAGCGATCAGTGTGCTCAAAAAACAGCCAATCAAAAGATTGCTCGGAATCATAGTGCCAACCATCCGCTTCAAGCTTTTTAATCTCTGCGATAATCCCTTCAAAATGCTTTACAAGATCTGAAAAGGTTTTTACCTTTTCGTTGTCAACAGCACAGAAATACTTGACGGGAACAGAATCAACGTAAACCATGCCTTCCAAACGGCTATCCGCTGCAAGGGGATCAACTGGAGCCATTTTACGGAGCGTTTCAGGAACCCTCAGACTCTACCACCCAAGCGTCACGCCTCGGGGTTCACGAAGTTTGGCGCGTTGTATCCGTTCAGCATGTTCCCTGCCGAATACATGGTTGGCGCCATGGCTCCCATCGCGTGGTACGGATTCACAGTGGGAGGCTGCATGTCAGGGGTGGGAGTTTGAATCTCAGGATCCATGCCCTGCACCTGAGCCATTTGCATGGCTTCTGCAACGGTCGCCTGTTGTTTACGCGATTCAGATTTCTTTACTGCTTTTTTAGCTTTATTCTTGTCCATCAGCGGCTACCTTTCTTTTGGGGCATAGGTGGTTGAATTCCCATCGGCAGTTGACCTGTCATGGGCATAAACTGCGACATCATCCGCTGTTCGTTAGCGATGATTGCGTCTTGCGTATATTCTGCGGAATCTAAAAATCGCGGCGTAAGCAGACCATTACGCGGGAGGGGGGAACCCGGCAGATTTAACTTCAAATAAGCTGCATCCAAATCACGCGGCATCGGCGGCTGCGGAACATTAGGGTTACCAACTGCAGGAGCTGCAGCGGCAGCACGGATCGGAGCATATTCATCAACATTACCGGCTTGGATCTGTTGCATCAAATCCTGACCGCCAAATGCAACCAAACCAGGAGCACCGACTGGTCCACCTGCTGTACCGATACTAGCCAGGAATTGCTTCGCTCGATCCCCTACGCTGGCTTTTTTGGATGCCATAACTTCAGTAATTAAAAAGGGGCAGCTTTTGCTACCCCTTATTTTACATCTTGTAAGTATTACTTACGGGATCACTCCATCACCAGGAGTTTCTGGCGGAACACTTCAGGATTAGACTGAGCAGCGTTCAGGTAGCGCCAAGCGTTGGATGGATCCCGGTCGGCAAGAGAGCCGAAGCTATTCCAGAAATCAGCGGGATTCCCTTGAGCCTGGGGCTGAGGAGGAACAGGCATTTCAGGACGCTGAGGAGCAGGGGGGCGCTGGAACTGCTGGCCTACAGCCTGCATTTGAGGCGCGGGAGCGTAACCAATCTCTTCATCAGGGATTGGATAAGGACCGTTTTCACCGAAGAACTCGCATGTGTAATCAGCCAGCACGTCTGGATCCGTCAGGATGGTCTCATAAGCTTTGTGCTCAGAGGACATTTCCTGGAGCAGATTCACTGCTTCGATGAGCTGATTGTTGGTGGTGATCAGCGCATCTTCCAGTTGACAAGCGTAGTTATTGAGGATAGCCGGAACGTCCGGGCCAAAGTGATCAATAACATGGAGGCTAGCTTCGCTTACCCCGTTTGCCAGGAGCTGCTGGGGGCTGATTTCCTGCGAAGTTTGGGAATAACCGTTGGAGTAAGCCTGGTTGTTGCTGATCCCAGGCATAGAGGTCGGCATCCCCAGGTTGTTGAATTGGGGAGCTGTTTGGGAACCGTAGTTGGCCTGGTCGGCCATCGGGTTCACGGTCGATTGTTGACCCTGGAATGGGAATTGGACGGGCGAACTCAGGAGCCCCACCACCTTGTTGAACGCTTCCTTGTACGGGTTCTCCGCTTGTTGGGGCGCCTGGGGCTGCTGGGGGGCGTACGCTGTAGGGCTGGATGGGTAGCTTTGGACCCCCATCTGGGCCTGCATTTGCGGGGCTGGGGCCACCGCTGCTTGGTAAGGCGCCACCCATTGGGACGTTGTTGCCACCGCCGGGGCCTGAGCCGCCGTCTGCTGCGTCACTGGAGCCGCGTAGCTGATCGGCTGGGTCGGGGATACTTGGGGTGCCGATTGGGTCGGCATTGCGGTATCGGCCTGCATAGGTTACCTCTTTTTGTAGGCTTTCGAGCGTTCGGTAAAGGAAGGGAGTGAGATCAAGTCTCGGATCCGCAGCCATTGGTAGGTTTGGCTGCTGGGGGTGTGGTGTCCGCATCTCTTGATTAACAAGATCAATAAATGCGGAATAGGCCCTCTGTACTTCCCCTACCATTCGGAATGGGAAACCGGAGAGCATTCCCGCGATTTCATCATCCGTTTTAGAAGGGAATAAATACTTCAGTGCTTCAATGCTATCAACCCCTAACTCTTGAAGGTTCCGGGTAAAGATAGATTGGTTAAGTTTATCTTGTGCTGTATCTTCATAAACAGGGCCCATCCAACGCCAATCAACAGTTCGATCACCATCAGGGGCCAAACCTAAAACACCGTCCGGAATTTCTTTTTTCTCCAGTGCGGTATCAATTGCTTTTTGAAGTTTTTTCTCGTAAGTTGCTTTTTGCTTTTCGTATTTAGCTACTGAAGCCTCGTCTTCTGGATCCTCGGGAGGAGCTGGATACTTGATACCAGATGCGTAAGCAAGTGATTTGCGGAAGATCTGTTCTTCCTGGAAGATCATTAATTCAAAACACTTACAAACACCATAAGTGTAAAGCTGGAGGCATTTCTTCTTCGCGGTTGCGCTGACGCGACCATAGGCAGATTTGATCTCAGTCGCGGTTACATTCGTAATGCTGAGATCATCGATACCGCCAAGAGCAAGTCGAATCTCGCTACGTAACTGTTCAGCGTAACGAGCTTGATCGGTGCTGACTGCGTTAGGGGTAATAAAGCCGACACGATCAGTTGGCTCCAGGTTTGCAATGACGCGGGGAACACGCATCCCGCCTCCTGGACGACCAATGTAACCAGGGGGCTGACGAGTTACGTTGTCCTGTTTATAAGTAGAGCTGGACAAGAAGAACTCGGATTGAAAACCAGATTGACTAGAAATACTGGGACGCTGGGCAGTACCGTCAGAATCACTGCTTTCAATGATATCTTGTTTTGGGCGAGAAGAAAGTAAAGTCGGATTACCAAAGAACGATAGATTTGCCCTGATATTTTTCACCATCTCATCGTGGGCAACAATTTGATTGGCCATCCAATCAAATTCGCCAACACCATCAGTTCCAAAAGCATCAGGATTATTGAAAACCTCAACACAAGGAATAAATTCCATCGTGTTGATAACAGTTTTCTTATCGAAAACGCCGAACTCCATGGACGGCATGTCGAATGTAATTTCCTGCTCGCTGTGGTATTCTTCGATCTCAGTGGCAGTGATGCGAAGACGCATGTACCGTTTATCTGTGTTCAGCCCAACGCCTTGAAAGCCGCGCGTGGATTTAACCTTATACGGGTAAATAATGATAACTTCTTCTAGGTCACCTTCTGGCGAGTAATACGTACGGTAAGCATCTTTGTCAAACCAGTACAAACGATATGTTTTCTTTGTAGGGCGGATGTAAAAAAGCCCCTTACCGTTACAGAGAAAACGATCCCAAATCGAATCTAAGCGAGCATCAAGCTTGTTGAACTTGATTACTTGCTGAATAAAATCAAAGCGCTGCGTACCAAAATTATCTTGAGCTGGATAAAACTCGACACCCTGGCGGATACCGAACATCCTCATCTGCGATAGATGGGCGTTGACCAGCATCGTATCTGCTGGGCCATCACCATCTCGATTAATGACTGCCTTGAGGATTGCGTCGAGGGTCTGGTTTCTGCGCTCGCTCATGGGAAGTCAAATAAACTGATTACTGATCAATATCGTAGCCCGCCGCCAGCCGTTTGAGTGTAATTACGTCATCCTCAACCTCTAACTCAAACCGTTCGTTTGGTTGAAGCGCCATGTCATGGCACAATTCATCTGGGAGAGGGATCACTGCAGAGCCGTAAGCATCTTGCTCAAGCTCAACGTTGAAGTAGCTGGTGGACATAAGGTAGGGACTCTTCTAGTTTAAACGAGAATACTCTAACCACAGTTAGTACTCAACCTGCAAATTACCACGACTCATCAGACCATTACATGTCCAAATGAGAGCGTCAACGCAATCATCATGAGAGCTAACCCCGAAGTTTACGATCTCATCAATCAACGGCCCAAAACGGCGATACTTATTGAAGATGATCTTACGCTGCTCAAAAAGACCCATAATTCCACGGAAACGCGCAACTTTATCACCACGGAAGCCCTTAACAGCGTGCCAATTCAAGTTGTACAACCCGTGATCTCCAAGGCAAATTCGTTTAAAGTCTGCCTCCAGGGATGCTTGGTACGCTACAGCTTCAGACCAAATGTCAATGCTGCTGCCAGTGGGGAAATACTGGCCATTGTCTTTATGTACGATGCCCCACTCCTCACACATTTCCATCAATGATTCAAGTTTCTCCAGGTTGCCCATGATGCGGAGACGCTTGCAATCAATGATGTGGATTTTATCTTTAACGCGACCACCCAAAACAAAAACTGTGTAATCATTCTGCTCACGTACGCCAGCAGAAAGATCCACCCCAATACCTAGGGTATCAAACTGTGTGGCAATTGCTCCCTTAACAATCAGATCAGGGGAAAGCGACAGCTCACTGGTTTGAACAATCTGGTTCTGATACTGGAAACTAAAAGCAATTGGTGCCTGCCTGCGGCGATCTTGTAAATATTCCAAAGACCACATTTCAGGCCAATAGGATACCTCTTCACCGTCTTTGTCTACAATGATTGCTGATTGGATAAGTTGAACCCAATCATTGGTAGGGATAAACGTGGTTCCGTGCATATCATCGTGGCGAAATCGAGTGCCCAAGCAAATAGCACGACCGCCTTCAAACATGGTTGGAACGATAACCGAATTCCAGTTATCTTCCATCGCTGCTCGTATGTCGCGGTTCTTGATTTCGTCGGCTGACTTACAAATGTCGTCGATAATACATAGGTGAGACCGTTTGGAGGTCACAGCTCCTTTCAAACCTGCGCAACAAACAGTAAATTCTTCTTCACCTGTTGATTTGATACCCGCGAACTTCCAATCGATACTCCAATATTCATTGGAGTTAATCCCCTTGGCAATCTTTACCATCGGGAAAATTTCACCGTAAATTTTACTTTCTTCAATGATGCGTTTAATTGCTGCACTTTTTGGACGCGCCACGTCGATCGTGTACGAAATGTACAGGATCTTTAGAGGCATTTTGTGAAGTGCGTGGACGCCAATCGTCCATGCCGTAAATAAACCCAAAACACTAGACTTGGCTGAGCCCCGTGGAGCCAAGATATCAATATTCGGACCGGCAATGCCTTTTAAACAAACTGAATCCTGATCTGTGCATAAATGTTGATGCCACTCCAAATGATGAGCAGCCGGAGGTTTATCGCCTACAACGTCACAAAAATAAGCAAAATCAGTCCGTGCCCGTTCAATGTCTACAGTCGAAGTCTGTTTGACGACCCGCTTCTGAGCAGCCGCCCGAGCCGTTCGCCTGTATACGGAATAGATGCTCGTGCCCGCCATGCAGGTAGCATAGCTGAATAAA